GCCCCCCATGATCTCCTCGCCTTCGGCGGGTGCCGGGATACCATATGTCTCGTAGAGATACTGTCGGGACACGGGCAGGCCGATATCCACAATCAGGGTCCTGTCGATCTCACTCTGGGCTTTCAGGTCCGGCTTGGGAGCCGCATAAGTCTTGATTTTTGGATAATCCTTGACGCCCGGGAAATTGTAATCCACAATCCATTTGATTAACGTCTCATTGAGAAAGGAATCGAGCAGGTCCGCGTCCGCCTCAATGATCTCCTGGCGCACTTCGTTATGGGTCTGGCTTGCCGCGTACGAGCCCTCGCCCTTGATCTCGGTCGTGAGCGTCTGCCCGAGGACCGCCTTGGAGATCTGCCGGTCCATGTAGTCGCAGAGCCCTTCGTGGGTGACCGTCCCCGCGCGCGAGGCCTCGAGAAACTCGATATCCATCGAGTCCGGGATCTTGATCCCCGTATCAGTCTGGATCGCCTCGATCGCGTCCATTAAGGCCTTCTGTTGCTCGGTATTCGTCCCCGGCGGGTACTTCCCCTTCACGGTCGGCATCCCGAACTTCTCCAGGAAGACGAGCCAGAACTTAATCCCGTTTTTCTTGAACCACACGGGCCACCAGAGCTTCTGACCCAGGCCGCGCCCGTAGGGGTTGTCGCTATCTCCGTAGGTAAAGACAACGAATTTGCGCTCCGGTACCGGCTCGCCCTCGATCATGCTCTGGAGGGTCAGGAGGCGGAGTTCCCGCTCCGGAGTGAAGATAAAGCGCCGGGGGTGTTTGCCGATGAGGCGCGCAATCTCAATGCGACCATCGCGCAACTGCCACATCACCTCCAGGACATAGTAGCCGTAGAGGATGGCCCGGAGGATCTCCTGGCGGGCCTGGTCGAAGTTGCAATTCTCCAGGACGGAAGAAACGAAATCGGCGACAGTTTTTTCTTGTGGCGTCGCTGCCGGTCTGCCCGCGCGTCTTGCCGTCTTGGCGGGGATGATATCCCACTCTTTACCGACGACGGCGAGGATCCTCTGCTGCAGCACGCTCGAGGCGTGGGCATCGCGCTCCACCTCGTCGTAGAGCTTCAGGCCCTTGCCTGCCGCTTCCGTGCGCAGGACGGGATCTGGGTTCTCCAAGCGCTTAAGCCAGCCGGCGAAGATATCGATGTCCTTCTCGATCGTGGCGATTTCGTCGGTAGTTAGGAGAGGTCTTTTTGCGGTTTCTTCAGTCATCAGAGTCTCCCCATAAAGGCGTTCATGGAGGTGCTGCTCGTGACGCGGCGCACTCCCGTGGATTGAAATTCGATGACCCCCTTGGCCGTCGCCTCCTCGATGAGGCTCTTCAACTGCTCGAGCGCGTCCGGGCCGTCGTCATGGTCGCCCAGGGGGTAGTATTTTAGCTGGTCGATGAGTGTCCTCATGTTTCGCCGAAAGCGCAGCCAACCGTTCTTGATCCAGGGCTGCAGGGTCTGGATTCGGAGGTATTTGTCGGTATTGGGCTTGATCTCCACGACGTTCATGGTGAGGCCGCGCTTATGGGCCTCCTTCTCGAGCGTGTCCTTGAAAAACTCCTGGAACTGGATTGACTCCACACCGAACTTCTGGAAAGGATCCTGCTGTTGGTAAAGCAAAACGTCGTCGATGATCTTGTCGGGATGGCGCCTGTCGATATCGGCGATGTCCACGTAGATGATGTGGTTTTTCATCCGGCCGCCGAGGATAGCCGAGGGGTCGTGGCGCTTTGACTTTTTCCCCATCGAAGGGTCGACGACCCCGTAATGCGGGATTCCTGTAAGATCCACTTCGTCGTCGTCCCAGTAGGCGAACTCCTCCTCGCGGAAGAGGCACTCGTCAGGATTGATAGGCTCGTTCTGTTTTTCCGAGTCGAAATAGGCCGGCCCCTCCGAGGTCCTCATCTTCATGAGGTAGTAGTAGTTCTCCCGCTGCGGCCAGAGGACCTCAGTCCCCTCGAGCATCTCTTTTTCATGTTCGGCAAAGAAGGCATCGGCCGCAACTTCGGCTTCTTCCTTCCCTCCCGCTATGTCCGTAAAGATCTCTTCCCATATTTCCCAGAGCCGAGATTTAGACCATTTCAAAACGGCTTTGAATTTCTGTCCCTTCCAGCCGGGTTTTTTCAAGAGGTTGTTGAGGAGACTGTCGTAATGGAGGATGGTGCCGACGACGATGTAGACCGTGTCGGGCTGTCCGATCTTCATGAGCGCTTTAAAAAACCACTTCTCGAGCTTCTTTCTCTGCTCCGGGGACTCCACCTGCTCGTCATTTTCCAGGTCGTCGCAGACGACAAGGTCAGGCCTGCGGCTCCCGTGGCGCATGCCCCGCAGCTTCTGTCCCGCGCCGACGCCCCGGATCTTGACCCCGTTGCGGGTAATGATCATGTTCGAGCGCCAGACCGGTCCCTCGCCGCAGAGGTCCGGGAAATCCTGCTTTAAACGCTCGTTCGTTTCGAGCTCCGCCTTTATGAACTGGATAAAGTCCTCGGACTGGGAGGCCGTCTCGGATACGATGAGGGGGAAGAGCCGGTACTTGTAGGCGGCGGACCAGACAGGCAGGATGAGCGTCGTCCAGGTTGACTTCGCGTTGCCCCGCGGGGCCGCGTCGGCTTCACGATCCCCCCGGCCCGTCTCTACGGCTTGGAAGACCATCGCCGGGTAGCGGTTGCAGATGTATCTGTGGAGCCTGGAAGAGGGCGTATCTATGTAGTGAGGAAAATATGTCCGCCCGAAATACTCGAGGTCCCGGGAGGCTTTTTTGATCCTTTCCCGCCGGAACTTTTTATCCTCCGGAAAGGGCTTCGCCTTGGATTGGATCAGGGCTCTCAGGGCCTCGATCTCCCGGTCAAATTTTCTTTCTTTCGCGCCGAGCGCCATAAAATACCTCAGCTACCCTTTGAAAATGCCCTTTTGGCGGCCGTTAACATGTTTATAAACAGTGTCAATTAAAATCCCCATAGGAAGGCCCCCTAAACGCCCTGCGGCCTTCTACGGGCTTTTTTGCGAGCCATCGTCATCCTCCGTATTTTCCCCGGGCAAAGGCGATGAAGTCGTCGAAGTTCTGCTCGAGGACCGGGACGGCCGCCGGGTCGTTCTTGGAGAGCCACTCGATTAGGTCCCTCATGAAATCGAGAAAGAGGCTCGCCTTATATGCACCGATCCGGGTCTTGACATCGATGATCGTCTTTACGAGGTTCGTGTAAGCGTACATGGCCTGGGTGTCTGTGGCCGTTTCCGCGAGAGTATCGAAGTAGCGCTCGTATTTCGTCTTTTGCTTTTCGAGGTCGAGGACCATCCGGGCCTCGTCGCTTACGACGGCCTCTGTCGCCCTAATCTCCTCGTTTTCCGCCCTGGCCGCGCGACCCTTCCAGTCGTATTTCTCGATCCAGCCGTAGATCGTGGGCTTGGTGATGGGAAGCCCGTGCCTGTCTTTCAGGGTCCGGAGCGTAAGCTCGATATTCTGCCCGCATTCGCGCCAGGTGCGATAGGCGAGCTCGCGGTTCTCCGCAATGTAGCTTTTTCCGGCCATGGTGCCTTGCCCTCAGAAGTTCACATCGACCCCGACGTCGGATATGAACCCGTCCAGGACGTCAAGGCCGGTCGGAGTGATCGTGAACATGTTGAGCTCGATCGAGCCCGTCTTTCTCTGGTCCCTTTTTAGGAAGCCCTTTTCCTCGAGATAGACCGCGTGGCTGTCGCATTCTTCTTCGGTGATGACGTACCTCAAGTCCTCCAGGAGGAAATGGAGCGTCTTGGAATCAATCGGTCCCGGATGCTCGCAGGCGAGCAGCTTCAGCATCGCGCCTCTGATGCGCCGATATCGTTCTTTCTTGGGATCCATTTCGCGTGTCCTCTAAGTTTTCGATTCTGTCCAGGATGACTTTCTGCAGGATGACGATCTCCCGGTGCTCCTTGCTCTCTCTCACGATGTAGCCGTGAATGGATTCGCGAAGACCCTCCATGCTCTGGGCCTGCTTGCCGAGGGCCTCGGCCTGGCTCCGCTGCGCGTTTACGAATTCCAGCCCGATACTCTTCGCAAGCTTGTAAAGGGCGAGGATCATGAGGCCCGCGATTACGGCCCCCGGTCCCCAGAAACAGAGCGCCTTGATGATCTCAGCCCAATCCGGCATGGTCCCGCTCCTTCCTCGCCTGGCACTCGACGCATCGTACCGCCCGGGGATTTGCCTTTAGCCGCTTTTGAGGGATCCTCTTCTCGCACTCCACGCAGATCCTTTTACCTTCGCTGTTGTACAGGGGCTCCTCTTCGGAACCCGCCGCACGCACCTGACGGATGGCAATATCCCGGTAGTGCTCTTCCCTCTGGGCTGCCATATCGCATTCGTCCATTTACTTCGCCTCTTTGAGGTCCAGGAGAATGGTCCTCAAATCCTTCTGGTAGTCTTTCATGAGCTCCATGTTCTTGAGGAGGTTCTTCGCGTTCATCCGGTCCACGAAATACGTGCCGTCCGTCCCCTTGCCCCATTTCACCGGGTAATAGGAGGGCTCGGAGGGAAGGCTCGGGATATGCTGTCTAACGTACTCCGTCCTTACGACCTGGCGAGAACATGCGGTTAAGCTCGCAAAGCAGAGGATCGTCGCCAGCAAGAGCGTCGCTCTTTTCATTTTTCTCCCCCGGTACGGTCAAGGTGTCTATTTCCTGGAGGCGCCTGACCAGGGTCTCTTTCGCCCGCGTCCTCTTGTCCGAAAGGGCGTGGGCGTTTTTGACTTCGTCTTTCAACTTGGCGATCGTCTCCGTCCTCTCCTTATTGGCCGACTGGCAGGCCGCAAGGTCCGCCTTCACGGCCTTCGCTTCCGTCCGGTAGAAATAGACCGCGACTGATAGCGCGATAATCGCGACCGCCACGACCCCAGCAATGATGAGCTTTATGTTCGCCACTTCGACCGCCTACTGGATTTGTCTGTAGATTTTGTTGATTCTCGCGACGTACCCAATCGTCTCGACCGAATGCTTTCCCGTAAAGGACGGAAGGTGCTGCGCGGCTTCTTTCCACTCCGGACGCCTTGATGCCCGGTACGCTTTGACGATCCATCCCGGCCCGGCGTTATAAGAAGCGTATGTAAAATTCAGGCGCTCGAGCTTGTCGGGTATCTGCGACCACATTTTAAAGAGCCTGAAGTCGTACTTAATCCCACCCTGGATATTTGATTCGGGATAGTAGGGGTTGACGCCCAGTTCTTTTGCCGTTTTGGGCATCAGTTGCATCACTCCGAGAGCGCCGCATCTGGAACGGGCAAGAGAATTGAGATTGCTCTCCGCGATCCCCTGGGCCTTCCAGCGCTTCCAATTCTCAAAAGGGAAATAGAACTCGCCCCATCGCTTGAAAAAGAGGTCGTACTTCGGACTCCACGCCTGGGCGTCAGGCGATGGCGATAGCAATAGAAAGAAGGCCGAGAATAAGGGCAACAGCTTTCGCATCGCCTTTGAGTACCTCCCGGGTTACGAAGCCGCGAAGCTCCAGTTTGTCAAAAAGCGCATAGCCCCCGTAAAGGAGGACCATGAACAAGACCTTACGCAAGATCGCAACGAGTACGTCTTCCATGTCGCTTCCTTTCCGGCCGGTTCGGCTGCGGTGGTCCTGTATTCCCGCAGCCGCTTCCGGCCATGTCCAGAGGAGGTGGTAGTGTAGGGATACTATTTACAGGATGGGTGTCAGGAAAGTCTTGTGAAGCGCTTCACAGTTTTTCTTCAAAACAGGTCTGCCTGGTCGTGGGAGGGTCTCGCCTGGACGATCTCGCGGATCCAGCGCTCCGTGAGCCCGTACTTTATCGCGAGCTCCTTGTGGTTCGTGCCGTTAAACTCGCGCCGGATAAGGTCGTCGCGTTTCTTCTGGAGGAGAGTATCGAGCTTCGGGTAGTAATAGACGAGTCCCCCAAGCAAGCGGGCGAGCTTTAGCGTGTTCTCGACGCCTATGATCTCCGCGAGCGTCTGATAGGACTCGGGGAGACACTCGGCGGAGATCTCCGCCGCGATCTCATTTAGCCACTTTTCCATGTTCTTGCCCGGTTCAGTCTGGTTAAGAACTTGAATTCCGCCGCCCGCTTTTCGTCCTCTATCTCCTGTTTCCTCTTTTCGATGAGCATTTCCGCCTCGTGGGCCGCAAGGAGCATGACGATGACAAAGGCCGCAACGGCGGCGCCCGCTCCGAAACCGATAATGAATGCTACGATGACCATGTCAATTTTCTCCTGTGATATTTTTCTTTGCCTTCTCTTGGTTGCGGAGCAGGCCCTTCAATCCCTCGATGACCTTTCTCGCCTCGCTCTCCGTGCGGATGGAGGACGTCTTCAGGAACTTCGAGAGCCACCGCTCGTAGCCGTCCGAAAAGCGCCAGGCGACGCGCTCTTTCAGGATCTCGATGAGGTTGAGCTGCTCGTGGCTCGCGAGGACAACAACGTTTCCGGGGAGCTTGCCCGCGACTGGCCGCTTCGCCGTGCGTTCTCGTCTTTTTGGTTCGAGCTTGAAGCCGAGGGTCTTGAAAAATTCGATGAGATCGTGGGCCTGCCCATAGGTAAGGTCCTTCGAGGATCCCTTCCCGTAGCGCCCCTGCAGCATCAGGCGGTAATCGTCGTCATTCATGCCTATCCGGGTCCGGGCCACGTGGATCAACTGAATCTGTTTTCTGTCGCTCGTCTTCATTTGATCGCCTCGATTGCCGCCCTGACGTGTTTCAGGTTCTGCGCTGTGGTCTCATCGTCTCGGCAGCCTGACATAAGCCGTTCCTCCTTCTGCCGCAGATCCCGCTCAGCCTGAGCGCCCGCTTTCCGCTCCTCCTCTTCGGCGATCTTGACCATGATGACCTTCAAGTAATTGTGATTGGTCAGGGCGGTTTCGAAATTCCGGTGAATGACGACATCCAGCGCCCTGGCCACGCCGTCGTTCGAGATCCGGTATTGTTTCTTCTGGTAGCTGAAGCGTCCCTCTTCATAGAGAATCCGCATCTCGTTCACCAGTATCCGGAGCTTCTTCGATTTCATCCTGAGTGGCGTCGTACTGAATAACTGGACATAGGCCCAGACAAGCGTGAAGTGCCGACCGAAGGCAGGGATCATCTGGAAGACCGCCGCCATGTCGCTGTCTGCCTGAACGTCCTGGAAGTCGCACTCGCGGCGGCAATAAGGGCATCGAAATTTCATTCGATCTCACCAAGGTATTTTCGGAGCCTCAGGTTTTCCTCTTCGAGGCGCTTAATCTCTTTTGCACTTTCACTGGTCCGCAGTCGCGCCTCTGCCTCCATCAGTTTTATGTACAGCGAAGCACGATCCTCGCACAGCTGCTTGTTCTCAGCCCGGAGGATATCAATCTCATGGTATAGCGGGATCTTCTCTACCTTCATTAAACGTCACCTCCTGTGGTTTTCGTTCTTCGAATTCAAGTCTTGCTTGGTTGAATACGAGCTCGACAGACGCTTTCTGGAGCCTCGCGGCCCGCATGAGTATCATGATTCCGCGGTGACGGAGGCTCTTCGTGGCGGTGATGATCTCGTCGGCCGTCTCGGCGATGAAATAGCCGGGCGGGTCTCCCACGGAGGAAGCAATGAGAACGCCCCGCTCCATGATGAGACGGCGCACGACCTGTCGCACGGCGACGCCGCCCAGCCCCGTTTTTACGGCCAGATCCCTGACGGAGACGGCATTCGACCGGCCTTTTTTCAGCAGGCCAATGACGTGCCTCTCTTCGTTCGTCAGTTCGAAATCAAAGGCCATCTGGTCCAAGATTTAAGCGGCCTCCCTCGGCAGCCTCTCTTCGTCGTCCTTTAAAAGGGCGTCCACGAACTTGTCGACCTCGGAGTCGGTGCTCTTGATAAAGACCTGGTCGCCCGTCTCCTCGACGGTGACGCCGAGCTTTTTAAGCTCCGCGGCCGTGAGTTGCTGGAGAGCGTCCTTGACGGGCTTCTCCACGGTCTTTATGAGGATGTCCTGTTGATCGGGAAAATGCTTCTTGATGAGTTTCACGACCTGTTCGTCGTCGGTCCAGGAGATCCGCCCCTTTGCCTTCTGGAAACCGATCTTGATCCCGTGGAGGATCTTGGTCTTCGGTTTGACGAATAGATCGCGGCTCTCCTCCAGGGCCGCCTTGAGGGCGTGCTGCCTTTCCATGACCAGGGCGACGACCTTTTTGATCCCCGAGATATGCCTCTTCTTTACCGCCTGGATCTCTTCTTCCAGGGCGCGGACCCGGGCCGAGAGCTCATTCCGCCCCTCGGCAAAGCCCTTGGTCAATCTTTCAATTTCGCCCAACGATGCCATATCTCTTCTCCTCCTTCTGCCTCCCGTTCGGAAGACCATCGATCGCGTCCCCGATAGCCTTCACGAGGCAGGTCTTCCCGCAAAAGTGTTTGCTCCCGACCTCGTGGAGCGCGATCTCGGCCTTCGCCTTGATCGTGACCCCGTGGCTGCCAGCATAGAACGCGGCACTGAAGCCTTCGCCTACGATCAGCTCTCCGCACCTGTCGCATAACGCTGTTTGCTTGATTGCCAT